CTATGATAACCGCGCATTCAACATGGCTATCTGTTCGTCGTTCATGTCATCAATCCACATACCGTAAATTTCATACACCATCTGCGCAGTTTCATGCCCCATTTGGCTGGCTATAAATGCCGGGTTCGCTCCTGCCGTCAACAGCCAGCAGGCAAAAGTATGCCGCGTATGGTACGGATTACGGCGGCGAATACCAGCACGTTTTACTGCTGCATTCCACCTTGCCCCCAAACTGCTTACCGAGTAATAAGGTTTTTGTTTTCCGTTACACACCCTGGGCATGAAAACAAAATGCAGTTTTTGCTTTTCGGTTCTGCCGTACTCCCGATGATAAAAGGTGATTTCGCTTTTGCGATGATGCCCGGTCAGTTTGTATTGCTCCTTCAGTGCTTCAAGAGCAGGCTGCAGTAGTGTTACTGTCCGGATCCCGGCATTTGTTTTTGGGGGACCGAACATATCAAGTATCGTCAGGTTTCTTCTGACATTCACTATTCCCTTTTCGAGATCCACATCCTCCCACGCCAGAGCTGCCAGTTCCCCGTGACGAAGTCCTGAGTAAACTGCAAATTTCCACATGTTCTGGCTCTGTCCTTTTTCACTTTCCATTAATGCATTGAATTCTGTTTTAGATAACGGATCAGGCTTTATTCTGTTTCGCTGTAATTTTTTTACTCCTTCAAATGGTTTGGTTGATATAAATCCCGACTGATACGCAAAACGTAACAGCGAACAGAGCAGGGCGATATAGTTATCAACTGTGCGCACGGTTCTTCCTTTTTTGTTGGATCTTGGATTATCCAGGTAAAGCGTTTCTCCATGCAGCAGTTCATTCCGGTAGTTTAAGATATCGCTATAACGAATATGTGATATCAGGGTACTTTCACAAATTATTATTCTGAGTGTTTTTAATTGTGATTTCGTTTTCTTCATTGTGTTTGTTGTTAACTCTGTCTCTTTAATTTTTGTCCAGATATCACAAAGCTCTCCGAACGTTTTTATGACTCTCGTTGTCACCATTTTTGCCCCAGTGCTGGACTGGGGAAAACGTCTTAAATACTCAAATTCACCGGAGTTTATTTCATGAACTATCAGCGCTCTTAAATTTCCGGCCTTTTTAATATTACTGTTTGTAATCTCCCAGCCTTTTAATGTTTCCCGACATCGTTTTCCTCGAAACATGAACCAGATGCGAATGTATCTACCTCTAATCTCGACACCTGTTGGTAATTTAGACATATCATGAGTCTTTGATAAACTGATTTATCTTTGGATAGTTGTACCAGATAATCCCTCGTTTGCTGTCTGGCTTACCTAAAGGAGATACTCGTTTGAAGTGGAAGCCCTCCACCCAACAGTTCTGGCGGTATGCTTCAATTTGTCTGGCCCCCAGACCAGTGCGAAGCATCAGGCCGTATTCAACCATCCACTCTTCATTAAAGATTACTTGTGCCATCGCATCACCTCTGGCAGGCGCCAATGTTAGACTGAAATTGACGCCCGATGTTGATTATTAATAATCAGCTATGAAGTTTTAATTTGAATACAATGCAATTCACGAGGACTGAAGTTTCTCGCAATTAAAATTTATCAGTTTTACTTTCTGCTCTCTGGAAACGCCTGCTTCTTTTTTACCTGAGAGCATTTTTTCGCATTCTGATTTCGTTAGTTTAGATTTTGAATATCTTGTCCAGTTAGTAGGAGTGCCACCTTCCTTTTCAATAGTGGCGGTAATTTTATACATGAACACCTCCATTATTATTTCCAGTGGTTCGTTTATTTCATCGTTCGAGTGCTTCTTTTTCACTTCCACCATAACCGGTTCGGGATTCGCATCCGTTACACTTCGCTCGGTAATATCCTGAAATGGCTTTCACCGTTACTGATGGACAACCACAAAATGGACATGGTTTAACATTGTCATATCTCATAATTTTTCTCATAAAAATATTTCAAGTTGGCGGTGCATTACACCGCCAGGCTGAATTATTCCTCTGAATTATCGATTACACTGTATTCCCCGGTTAATACAGAGGAATCTGCAGGATCGATTGTCAGTGGTTCCTTTTCATCCATTGATACTGCACGCTGGATCTCAATTGATACGGGCAGATATTTGAACAGGCGACGAATAGCCGTTTTCTTTGCCATTTCTTCCCAGTGAGTTACCCACGGCCCGTTATTACCAGCTTTACTCTGGCTGCGCACCAGCTCAATCTGTTTGCGCGTCATAACTTCAAACTGAGTACCTCCGTCTTTCAGTCTTGCGACAGCATAGACGTGGGTAACAGGGGCATCTTCGTTTTCTCCTGGGCGGTGTATTAACTTTTCATCAAGGCCAAATTCGAAATTAAACTCGTCACCTTCACGGACAACACGGGCTGACAGGCTGGCGATTTGACCTGAACGGCGAGCCAGATCAATCATGCCGCGATAGCCAATGATTAGCTGAACGTTTTTTTACCGCTCTTTTCGTTTTTATTACCAAAAGGCAGTAAATATGCATGACCGAGGGCGCTACCGGGCTCAAGTCCGAGCTGTGAACACTGTACGATTGCACTGACAAAACTCATAGTGTCACAGTTTCCTAACGCCGGAACTTTACGAATTTCTGTGGTGGCGATACGGATCATACGTTCAGCCGTCATATGGCGTGGAAGAGCTGCTGCCAGTTGCTCTTTCATTGATGGCTGGTTAATAAAACTAATCACGTCGTTATTTTTAATTGCTGCTGGTGCACGGTTTCCCTGAGTTTTTTGCAGATCGGCTTTTGCGATTGGTGGTTGCTTAGTCATTTGCATATTCCTTAGCCCAGCGGGGCAGTGATAACGTCTTAATAGCTGGCCATTCATCGGTATTGAGGCAGTCAGCCAGGGTTCGCAGATTGCGGTGATATTCCAGCTGACCTGCCAGTTTTGCTTCTTCGCCCATCATGAAAATTTCAACCGGATAACGTCCGCATTCAATAGTTGTGCTGGCAACCAGAAAAACGAAAGTTGGCTGCACTCCAAACTGTGCTTCATAACCGTCACTGTAGAATGCATCCTGAACGTGATAGCGGTAGTCGTAATAAGCGGTTTTGAATCGTTGAATATCCGCCGTAGTTTTCACGTCCATGATCCAGTGAAATTCAGGGATAATTTTGTCCGGACGGCACCGACACAAAATTGCTGTTTCAGGATCTTCCCAGTAAATTGATGATTCAGCGTGTCCGGCGCTTTCAACAAGCCATTGCCCCAGCGGCAAAGCCATAACGCTCTGATACATGAGTTCAATTTTCCGGCCTTCTTCGGCAGTGATAACCGTTTTTCCTGTGCTTGCGCATTCCCTCAGAAACGCTTTCTCTTCTTCTTTTCCGGAGTTTGTCCGGCGGTTAAATTCAGGTGCTACGATAAAGCGGTTACTGAATTCTTCCGGCTCAAGTACCCGGCAGTGGAAAGCGGTTCCTAAATCGAGCGTTTTTGTCTTTGTGGTGTCCACGGGGGCATTTTTACGCCACAAATACAGTGCCGGAGTATCAGCAATGTCATCGAGCTGAGACTTACTGACACCGGGACCCGCGTGGTAATTCTCATTCGAAATTCCGTAATAAATACCTGGCTCTATGTCTTCTACGATTACGGGATCTGCGACTTCGCCAGTTTCATCACTGCAATCGCGATGCGGATCGCTGCCAGCATTCTCATTGTGCGGATGTTCAGCGCCTTCCATTTCCTCCGGATCATTTTCCTTAGCTTCAACCTGACTCTCTTCATCGAATGTTTCCTGGTATGTTGCGTCGCCCATCACCGCACCACAGTCAGGGCAGTTATCCCCGCCAGTCTGGCCGCAGGCATTGCAGGCTATTTCCGGTTCCTGTTGCACTACTGGCTCAGGTTGATTCATATCCGGGCTGGTTTTTTCCGTTTCTGGCTGGTTCTGGTACACAGAATCGCGAGTCTGGATCCCCTTAACCCATTTCGGATCGTTCGGGTCGCTAATTCCGTCAACAAATTCACCACGTGATGCAGCAAGCAATTTATCGGCATCGACAGGATTTTTTGATGGAATGTTTTTCCGGGCTTCATGGAGTTCTGCCCGCAGTTCCTGATATTTCGCATCAACAGAATTTACCTGTGACTGAGCATCCAGCGGCTGCGTGTTCTGATGATGTTCAGTTGCATTCGGTTCCACTGTTTCAGCCGTTGCCTGTTCATCTGCCATTGCGCCAGATGGTTGTGGTTTTTCTTCATCGTCCTGTTTTCCTTCTTCTGTTACTCGTTGCGGCATCGGGGCCGAGGAGCGACCGCAGGCAATATCCACGATTTCCGGATCAGGGTTGGCATGATCGGTTTCAGTCAGTACTTTGTTCAGATATTCAGTGACGTGTGCGGGGATGACCTCGATCCCAATTGGTGCTTCTTTCACGGACGCAACCACGATGGCGCGGGAATAATCCAGCCCGCCAGGCATGGTGATGAATTTGTCGCGGAAAACAGAAAAGGGCGGTTTATTTTCAGCGATAATTTCCTCAATGCGTTTAGCGTGTGCCGGATGAAGGTTATAGATGTCCAGATCCATTGAACGGGCCAGTACGCCAGTGGCTACGTCCCGCGCCAGTGACGTCAGATCGTGTACGAAACCTTCGCCGCGATCGGTGAGGTTTCCGCCGCCAGCATTAGCACCGGAAGCCGTGCGAGTGATGTGTGAAACACGATTACCCTTCATCCACTCTTTTGTCAGCAGTCCTCGATCGGTGTAGTCAGCGTTCAGGTATGCTTCGAAAAAAGCAGTTATCAGTCCCAGGTTTGAATTACCAGGATTAGGGAAAACTTTGTCAGTGTCACGAACCAGTTTGTGGAGTTCGCGAATTTCCAGCGGGTCGAGCAGGCTGGTTTTGTGGGAAACAGCCAGGGCAGTAACAGCCGGTAGTTCTTCAGCCCGAGCAATGTGTAATGCCTGGAGTCCGTCGCGTGAAACGTGCGTTACCGGTTTTTCGCTGCCGTGTTGAGCAAGCCAACGAATGGGCAGTTCCTGGCCAGAAATTGGGAGTAGCATATTCTCCTCAATCTCAGTCATGTCTTCGCCGTTGACGTTGGTATTGCCTTGATAGTGAGCGTTGTCTGGTGCTGCTCCCGGTTTTAGTTCCCATGTCATGGAGTCTTTGCTGAGTTGATAGCGTTCACTCCAGGTAAAATCGATCTCACCTTCAGCGGGCAGGTCATTAACGACAGGAAAATTCGTGGCAACAGCTTTAAAATAGCTGCTCAGTTTTTTACCTGACTTAACGATCAGGTAGTCCAGAGTGGCACAGGTCGATTCAAAATCGTTGCTTGCCCACAGGACGACGTCAGGTTCACCGGATGATTTTTTCGCTTTCCGTAACAGGAAGAGTGGTTTTGTGCTCATTGTTTTTTAACCTCAACTCAGATTAAAATTCGTTTTGTTCAGTGAATGATCTTGCCGGATACACACTGTTCATAGCCTGCGCCATACGCAGGCTATTTCTTTCAGATTTCACCTTTTAATTTCATTGCAATTAGAGTTGCCAGAAATTCGGCTTTTTTTTCTGCGGGCAGATTCTTTCCGATATGCACCAGGCACATTTTTTTGACACCTTCATCAAGTGTTTTTACGTTGCCTGATGGACCATCGATATCAACCACAGTGAATGGGGTTTCTTTATTTTCTGTTTTAATTACGTAGCCAATGCGCTTTCCTTCCAGATTCACCTCGTGAACAATGTCATCGGTAGTTACAACAGTGGCTTCATAATTGGTAATCATGTTTTTCTCCTTAATTAAGGTTGAGCGAATACCTGCCATTTCTGGCATAAATTCAGTTTCGAATAGTCAATTAATTAAAGTTCATGTGCCATCTGGTCTTTTTCGGCACAAGCTTCACTGCAATATTTTCTCGGTTCGTCTTTTGATAAAATCCCGTGCATGAAGTGAAGCATTCTTTCAATAGCTTTGCTTTCTTCAACGTCTTTTTTGCAAAGGTGGTAAGCACATTTTATTTTCTTAGTCATCACCATGACTCCGCCTTTACAGGTAAACCATCACGACCGAGGAAGACTTTAATCATGCGGTCAGTAATGCATGTTTTTGTGGTCAGGTTACGAATATATAGTTTTCGCTTTTTAATATTGTTTGCCGAGGCAATATATGTCCGGCCTTCATGAAGAACATAATCGCCAGGAGTCACACACTGACGTGGTATTTCATCAGTTCCGAAGTGATGTGCAATCATAATTATCTCCATTTTTACAAATGAACTTTGTTGATGCGGTGCCTGGTGCCTCCAGGTGACTGCAACCAGTTAACAATTACAGTCGGCTTTCCCACCCAAACCAATAAGGACTAACATGACTTTTAACTGTGCCGCGTGCGCTTAGCCGCATTCACCGCATCACAAAATTCACTTTAAAAAGGGCGGACATCAGTCGAACTTCAAGAAAAAACTGATGCCGCCAAGACTACACACAGCAGTGTTGTTATTCACAACCGGAGGCGCACTCCCACCATTTAAATTTAACAGACAAGACCGACTCTTTATGGATACCGGAAATGCGCCTTCGTGTTGTGCCCGGTTTTATTTCACCACCTCCGGGCTTTGGTGGCCTCGGCTATACCCCTACAGCAAGAATATTGAATTAATCCAATAAATGGTTTAGCTGGTATTTTTGGCAAGCCAGCGACGGGCACCATTTTCGGTTTTAAACGTTTTGCTTTTGGTATACGTCATTGCGGTGAACGTGCCGTCCTGGTTTGGAAACACGCCGTACACCAGAGATGCGTTGTTGCCAAGATCGATAGTATCCATGCTGACCTCATTTCCCCTTAACGCCGGGGTAGCGGAACAAAAACCTGCTGCATAGTTATTAAAGTTGAACCCTGCCGTCATGTTCATACGCCTCGGGCTGGCTACTTAACCCCTGACCACTGCCGGGTAACTCGAAGTATTGCCCTGCGTTCTGTGGGGCGGGGTGGGTTGGTAGGTATATAATGTACTTTGTGTTCATTGATGTAAAGTACTTTAAGTACATTTTGTGTGTAAAAAAATGAGATGGGATAAAGTGAAGCACAAACCCGGAGGGGGACGCTACCGGATTTATGCTGGTTTAAGAGGCTTTTTGTTTTTTCTTTCGTGCTAGCTCTTCGTAAATTGCATTGTACTTCTGTTTTTTCTCCTCAAGAGTTTTTAAAAGTTCATCTGTCTCACTGTCAGGGAGCTCGTCCAGAAGGTCAATGATGATTTTTTGTCTTGGATTTAACTCCTGATAGAAACGTACCTGTCCACTTTCTTCTGTATCCTCTCCCAAAAGATAGGTTGGTGTTGTTCCAATGAGTGTTGCTAATTCCCTTAATTTCTCTCGGCGAGGAATTGTTTCGCCATTAAACCATTTGCTAACCGCTTTTGGTGTTAATTTCATTCGACGGGCAATTTCTGCCTGCCTTCCATGTTGTTCATAACCAGCGTTTTCACAGGCTAGCGCAAGCCTACTGGCGAACTCTTTACGCGCTTTATCTTCATGAACCATAAGTTCAATGATATTCGCTCTTGAATGTACTGTCAGTTCTGTTATAGCATGTACTCAAAGTTCACATTGTGAGGGTGATATGAACCAGAAAACACTTGAAGATGTAATCAAAACTGTTCGCGTTTCTGTTGTGGCCGACGTTTGTGGTGTCAGCCAAAGAGCAATCTACAAATGGATGGATAACGGAAAATTGCCTCGCACAGAATATACCGGCGAAACAAATTACGCTGAAAAAATCGCTCATGCATCAAACGGATTATTTTCTGCTGATGTAATTTTAACTATTGGCAGAAATAAAACTACTACGAAAAAGCTGATGGGAGTTGATTCATGAAAATCAAGCATGAGCACATCGAGTCAGTGTTGTTAGCCCTGGCAGCCGAAAAAGGGCAGGCATGGGTAGCCAATGCCATTACTGAAGAATATCTGCGCCAGGGGGGCGGCGAATTGCCCCTGGTACCAGGCAAGGACTGGAATAATCAGCAGAATATCTATCACCGTTGGTTGAAAGGTGAAACGAAAACGCAAAGAGAAAAAATTCAGAAGCTGATCCCAGCAATTCTGGCAATCCTTCCGCGCGAGCTGCGTCACCGACTCTGCATCTTCGATACCCTGGAACGCCGTGCATTACTGGCGGCGCAGGAAGCGTTAAGTACGGCAATTGATGCGCATGATGATGCAGTCCAAGCCGTTTACCGGAAAGCGCATTTCAGCGGCGGCGGGTCTTCCGACGATTCTGTCATTGTTCATTAAGCAAAAGTTTCCATGCTGTTTGTGCTTATTCTAAGCCACCGGGCAGCATCATACGGGGCAATTATGGCCGCATTACCATACATGCAACTGTACATAGCTGATTACCTGGCTGACACCATGCATTTGTCAGCAGAGGAGCATGGTGCGTATTTGTTGCTGATGTTCAATTACTGGCAAACAGGAAAGCCAATACCTAAAAACAGGCTGGCAAAAATTGCCCGTCTGACTAACGAGCGATGGGCTGATGTTGAACCATCCTTGCAGGAGTTTTTTTGCGATAACGGCGAGGAATGGGTGCATCTTCGGATTGAGGAAGATCTGGCATCAGTCAGGGAAAAATTAACCAAAAAATCAGCCGCAGGAAAAGCATCTGTTCAGGCCAGAAGAAGCAGAAAGGAAGCAGATGTTCAAACAAAACAAGAGAGAAATTTAACAGGTGTTCAAACAGATGTTGAAGTGGTGTTTGAACATGATGTCAACACAAAGGCAACTAATAAAGATACAGATAAAGATCTAAAAACAGATCCCCCCCTAAATCCCCCCCGGGGGAATCGAGGTGTCAAAAAGTTTGACCCTCTGGATATTGCTTTGCCGAACTGGATTTCTGTCTCGCTTTGGCGTGAGTGGGTTGAATTTCGCCAGGCATTGCGAAAACCGATTCGAACGGAGCAGGGCGCTAACGGGGCGATACGGGAGCTGGAAAAATTCCGCCAGCAGGGTTTTTCACCTGAGCAGGTGATTCGACACAGCATCGCCAATGAATACCAGGGCTTGTTCGCGCCGAAAGGTGTTCGACCTGAGACGTTACTCCGACAGGTTAACACCGTCTCGTTACCGGATAGTGCGATCCCGCCAGGCTTCAGGGGGTAACTGACCATGAAAAATATTGCGACAGGCGACGTTCTTGAACGTATCCGCAGACTGGCCCCGTCACATGTAACCGCGCCATTCAAGACGGTAGCGGAGTGGCGCGAGTGGCAACTTTCCGAAGGCCAGAAACGTTGTGAGGAGATCAACCGTCAGAATCGTCAGTTGCGGGTGGAAAAAATTCTGAATCGCTCTGGCATCCAGCCATTGCACCGCAAATGCTCGTTTTCGAATTACCAGGTGCAGAACGAAGCGCAGCGATACGCGTTGAGTCAGGCGAAATCCATCGCTGATGAACTGATGACCGGGTGTACAAATTTTGCGTTCAGCGGAAAACCTGGTACCGGGAAGAACCACTTAGCGGCAGCTATCGGGAATCGCCTGCTGAAAGACGGTCAGACAGTGATTGTGGTTACCGTGGCTGATGTTATGAGTGCCCTGCACGCCAGCTATGACGATGGGCAGTCAGGCGAAAAATTTTTGCGGGAACTATGCGAAGTGGATCTGCTGGTTCTTGATGAAATTGGCATTCAGCGCGAGACGAAAAACGAGCAGGTGGTGCTGCACCAGATTGTTGATCGCCGGACAGCGTCGATGCGCAGCGTGGGGATGCTGACAAACCTGAACTATGAGGCCATGAAAACATTGCTCGGCGAGCGGATTATGGATCGCATGACCATGAACGGCGGGCGATGGGTGAATTTTAACTGGGAGAGCTGGCGTCCGAATGTCGTCCAGCCAGGAATTGAGAAGTAATTTTTACCGGGAGGAAATTTTTATGGAGACTGTTTTTGACGCACTGAAAGCAATGGGAAAAGCCACATCCATAGAACTTGCTGCGCGACTTGATATCAGTCGTGAAGAAGTGCTGAACGAACTATGGGAACTGAAAAAAGCTGGTTTCGTTGATAAAAGCGCGTACACCTGGCGTGTGGCTGATAACAACGTTCAGCAGGAACAGCCAATGCAGGCAGAACTGCCGGAAGAAACCACCACGGCAACTGTAGTGAAAATCTCAGAGTGCGATTTAACCGCGACGATTGAACAACGCGGACCACAAACGGCGGATGAACTGGCTACGCTGTTCGGTACAACATCCCGCAAAGTTGCTTCAACGCTGGCAATGGCAATCAGCAAAGGACGCCTGATTCGCGTAAACCAGAACGGTAAATTTCGTTACTGCATGCCGGGCGATAATTTACCAGCAGAGCCGAAAGCTGCATCGGTAGCGGAAACTGATGGTAAAGCCTTTCCTCAGCCAGCCGGTGTTGCGTTACCAGTACAGGAAGCGGCAACACAGGAAGATATTAAAACAGAAACTGTGGCGGACATTGTGCAGTCGCTGCCATCGTTTACTGAAACGCAAGCGGATGACCTAGTTTTACCATCGCTGCATATGGCAAACCGCGAACTGCGTCGGGCGAAAAATCATGTCCAGAAGTGGGAGCGAGTCTGCGCCGCGCTGCGGGAGCTGAACAAGCACCGGGATATTGTCCGACAGATTGTCGATTCCTCCAGTCGTATTGTGTCGGAAAAGTGATTGCCGGAGGCGCTTATGGCAAAAGTTTTTACACAGGAAGAGCGTGAAAAAATTAAGGAGCAGGTTGTTGAGTTGGTACGCCAGAGTGGGCGCGAGACGTTAAGGCAACTGGAGGCCAAGACAGGTGCGACAAGATATCTGATGAGCATTCTTGCCAGAGAGTTGGTTGCCAGTGGCGATGTATACAACTCTGGCTATGGGTTATTCCCGTCTGAACAGGCTCGTAAGGATTGGAAAAACGCCCGCAAAAAACTATCCAGGGCAAAGGTGAAAAAAACGGTTGTGGTTGATCCTGACCTTATCTGGTCATTACCAGACGGAGAAATACGCCGCTATGACAGGCGTCAGAACATAATTTGTCGTGAGAGCAGGAGGAGCGAAGTTATGCAGCGTGTGCTGGCGTTCTATCGGGGAAACTTTCAGGAGGTGATGGAGTGAGGGTGAGAGTTTATATTGCCGGTCCAATGACGGGATATGAAAATTTCAACCGTGAGGCATTTCACAAGGTGGAAGAGGAACTGAAACGGGAAGGGCATACCGTCTTAAACCCGGCAGTACTTCCGGACGGGCTGACACAGCCGCACTACATGGATATTTGCATGGCAATGATTCGTTGTGTGGATGCGATTTACATGCTGAATGGCTGGCAGCGGTCAGCGGGCGCTAAGGCAGAGCTGGCACTGGCGGAGAAACTGGGGCATGCGGTGATTTATCAGGAGGTGGCTCAATGAGAGAGGTTAACTATGAGGCGCTTCGTGAGGCAGCACAAAACTATCAGTCGACGCTGGCGTGGTATCAGGCTACCCCGGACAGCCCAAATGCTGAACGGGATTGTGATGCGGCTCTTGCTGCGTCTAAGCGTCATATCCGTCATCGGGAAGCGGATATTATCGCTGGTTTGCTGGATGGACTGGAAGAAGCAAAATCACAACTCAACGAGCAGCGTGAGTATTACGAAGGCGTTATCTCTGATGGGAGCAAGCGTATTGCTGAACTGGATGCGCGGGAAGTTCAATTACCGACTCGCTACGACCTTCGATATGGACACCCGATAAATGCAGATGAGCGACATGTCATGATACCTAAAGAAAATGGCAGTTGGCTTTACCTGATTGACCTAGAACACGCATTACGCGTCGCTGGCATTCGCATCAAAGGAGAGGAGCATGGAAATAAAACCAGAGGATGAGTTAAGCAATATCGTTTTATTTCCGGTAAAAGAGGATGACCCTCGTAATCAGGTTAATTTTCTTTATGAGCCATCGGAAAGACCATATTGTCATCACGCCTCTGTCCGGGTTGACGAAAAAGAGCGTCAGGTCCGCTGTAAAAATCTGCGGTGCAGTTGTGGAGCCATTTGACTGGATGCTCTCTGTGGCGAAAAGAGAAACTAGGCTGGCAGATGATGTAAAGCTATTGCGCCAGGAGGAACAGGAAAGGCGGAAAAATATAGAAAAGTTAATTCAGATTGAGCGTAACGCGAAAGCGCGGATACGCAGGGTGACAAAATCCAGAACTGAATAAATAAATTTAGCGCTGTAAATAAAATCTAATCCTTAACTGGAGGTATATTTATGTTAAATACACAGAAAGCCATTAATGCGGAAAAATATAACGAGTGGGCAAGAAAATTCTCTGAGCAGATTTTTAAAATTACTGGCGATGAGAATGCGGCAAAAAATGAATTAGAACCGTGGACGCCTGAAGGAGCCGACCCAAATTATTGCTGGAGGGAGGTTGATCCAGTTGATGCTGCAAATGAAGCTATGAGTTATCACAACGATTAATGTCAGGAGGCCGCCCGAAAGGGCGGTAATGAATGGTCACATTATTTAGAAAAAATATCCGCGAAAGAGTAGAACAACAGAATTTCTGTTTCTCATTCTGTTTATCGTGTTGATGATACCGATATCCCCGTTAATCCTAGTCTGGATAATCGGAAAAATAATTGAGCCAGTTATTGAATTGTATAACGACGTGGTATGGGCGTCATTCAACACACTGCACAATAAAATTAATCCGTATAAGGAAAACTGATATGGCAACTTTGACAAAAAAAGAACGGGCATGGTTGAACGAATTACAGGAAGTTCTTGATCGCTGTCCATCACCGAAAAAATTGGCTTTTACACCATTGGCGATAAAAGCATTTACCTGTATGACCTACGCCGCATGGATGAAATCATGGAGGCTCTTGATAATCGTTCGTCGATGGATTGGTGTGTTGCTGTTCATGATATGAATGCAGGGTTTGATGAAAAGATTTTGTTCCCCTCATCAGTTGAAAGCACTGCGGGTTAAGGAGTAACACATGACCACTATTACCAAAGAACGTATTGAATTGTTCATTAAAAATCCGCTTGAAAACGGGCTTACCCGTGGTGAACAAATGGAACTGGCACGGATTGCGCTGGCATCGCTGGAAGCAGAGCCGGTGGCAAAGATTATAGCTCATTACCCATTAGGGGTTGACGTAGGCAAACAAAAATTTGTACAGGCCATTAGAGAGCTTCCTGACTTTGGCGGATATCTATTTGCCGCCCCTCCAGCGCCGATAGTGCCGGAAGAAATGTATTGGCAGGATGCGCCAGTTGAAGGCAGCAGCAAAGCGGCTGCATACGCTACAGGCTGGAACGATTGCCGCGAAGCCATGTTTCAGTCCGGAAACTTTCGGGAAAATAAAGATTCGTCAACCAATAATTTTCGGAAAATCCCGGAAGCGTCAACCAGCTCTCCGGTAACTCCGGCTCTTCTGCCTGGTGGTTTCACCATTGAGGAGGCGAAGGAATTACATGAAGACCTGGCACGCAGCCACATAAGCAAGGCCTTAAGTGGCGAAAAGATGAAAAAGAAAGATCGCGATGCTGATTTGCGCTGGATTCATGGCGTTATAGTTCAGGCAGCGTGGTTTGTAAAAGCATCACTGGAGCAGAATGCACTATCGGGCAACTATCCGGTAACTCCGGATAGTTGGATAAGCTGTAGTGAGCGAATGCCGGATACCAAAACAGCCGTTCTTGTTGCCAGGGATTTTGGCAGGAAAGGTGACTGGCGAATGAAATGGGCGACTTACATCCCGGGGCATCCTGACGCTAATGATGGGTGGATAATACCTGGTGCGTCGTGGATACCATCACACTGGATGCCTCTACCAGAACCGCCGCAGGAGGTGCGCCAATGAACTGGCCTGAAGCATTTGCAATTACAGGCGTTGCTATGGCTATCGCTTTTTTAGTATATGTTATTTGTCGGTGAGGGTAAAAACGTTCGCCGGGATTAACACCAAAGGAGGGAATATGTCGGATGATATATCACTGGCAATGGAAGGTGCGCTGGCTGTTGTTGCTGTTGTGGGCGTTTACTGCCTGGTTGTGTTTTTGATGGATCGACTAGGGAACTGAATTCATTACGATATGGGAATTCCCATATCGGGTAAAAACGGTTTGCGGGAAAAGGAGAGTTAAGTAGAATTGCTGCGGGTGCTTGAGGCTATCTGTCTCAGGCATGAACACCAAAAGGCAGATAGAGAAAAGCCCCAGTTAACATTACGCGTCCTGCAAGACGCTTAACATTAATCTGAGGCCCAATCTATGTCTCACAAATGTAGGTTAGCCTCTTACGTGCCGAAAGGCAAGGAGAAGCAGGCTATGAAGCAGCAAAAGGCGATGTTAATCGCCCTGATCGTCATCTGTTTAACCGTCATAGTGACGGCACTGGTAACGAGGAAAGACCTCTGCGAGGTACGAATCCGAACCGGCCAGACGGAGGTCGCTGTCTTCACAGCTTACGAACCTGAGGAGTAAGAGACCCGGCGGGGGAGAAATCCCTCGCCACCGCTGATGTGTCAGGCATCCTCAACGCACCCGCACTTAACCCGCTTCGGCGGGTTTTGTTTTTTCTGGTCGTTCTGGTTTACAATCCATCCGTCAGCCTGAACAACTGGCACCTGCTGCGCCAGCAGAGAAAACAGATGGCGCACGATACCAAATTTTACAATTCGGATAACTCTGCCGCCCCTGCCAGCAGGCACGGGCGGCGTTCCCGCACTTTCAAATCTGACTGGTTCCAGCACCCCCCATGCACTGAAGAACAGGCCGAGTGGCTAATTCAGTGCTACCGCAGACACGGATACGAGATTAAGAAAGCCCTCAGCCTCGATTATCGTCACTGGATAATCTCCGTCAGGCTTCCTTACTCCGAACGACCACCGCGTCCGTCCCGCACATTCCAGCAACGCATCTGGAGGTAACGTGCGGGTATTACTTCGACCTGTTCTGGTACCGGAACTCGGGCTGGTGATCGTTAAGCCGGGCCGTGAATCCATGCCGGTATTCCACAATACCCGGGTACTGGTGGAGCCGGAACCGAAAAGCATGCGTAATCTGCCGTCCGGGGTCGTTCCTGCCGTTCGCCAGCCGCTGGCGGAGGATAAATCATTACTGCCATTTTTCAGCGACGAACGAGTGATTCGTGCTGCTGGTGGCGCTGGCGCATTGTCTGACTGGTTACTGCGCCATGTTAAATCCTGCCAGTGGCCACACGGTGATTATCACCACAGTGAAACCGTCATTCACCGTTATGGTACCGGCGCAATGGTGTTGTGCTGGCACTGCGACAACCAGCTGCGCGACCAGACCTCCGAATCACTGGAACATCTGGCTCAACAAAACCTGGCAGCCTGGATGATTGACGTCATACGCCATGCAATGAATGGCTCGCAGGAGCGTGAATTATCTCTGGCTGAATTATCCTGGTGGGCGGTCCGCAATCAGGTGGCGGACGCGCTACCGGAAGCGGTATTACGTCGTTCGCTGGGGTTGCGTGCGGAAAAAATCCGCTCAATGTACCGTGAAAGCGACATCATACCGGGAGAACAGACCGCCACCAGCATACTGAAGCAGCGCACAAAAAATATTGCGCTACCGCCTCACACCCACCAGCAACAGAACCCACCACAGGAAAAGACGGTGGTCAGCATTGCCGTTGATCCGGAGTCTCCGGAATCCTTCATGAAACGACCTAAACGTCGCCGCTGGGTAAATGAGAAATACACACGCTGGGTAAAGACACAGCCGTGTGCGTGTTGTGGTAAGCCAGCGGACGATCCTCATCATCTGATTGGTCATGGTCAGGGTGGAATGGGAACAAAATCCCACGATATTTTCACGCTACCGCTGTGTCGGGAGCATCACAACGAGCTTCATGCGGATCCGCTGGCGTTCGAAGAAAAGCATGGTTCCCAGGTTGATTTAATTTTTCGTTTTCTTGATCACGCCTTTGCAACCGGCGTGCTCGGGTAAAAGAGGTTACTGATGCGTATAGAGTTTGTTTTGCTTTACCCGCCGACGGTGAACACCTACTGGCGACGTCGTGGCAGCACATATTTTGTATCAAAAGCCGGTGAGCGTTATCGCCGGGCTGTGGCGCTTATTGTTCGCCAGCAGCGGCTGAAATTAAGCCTGTCCGGAAGGCTGGCGATAAAGATTATTGCCGAGCCACCGGATAAGCGCCGCCGTGACCTGGACAATATTCTGAAAGCGCCGCTGGATGCGCTGACGCATGCGGGAGTGTTAATGGACGATGAGCAGTTTGATGAAATCAATATCGTTCGTGGTCAGCCAGTATCTGGTGGACGTCTGGGGGTGAAGATTTACCCCATAATGCTTGAAGGGCTGGTCAAAAAATGAAACTGGAAGATTTACCGAAATACTACTCCCCAAAATCCCCCGGCCTGACTGATGCATCGGCCTCAACGTCGAAAGATACGCTGAGTATCACTGATGTGATGGCCGCGCAGGGCATGACACAGAATTGGGCTGAGATGGGGTTTTCTGCGTTCCTTGGGAAAATGGGCATTAGTATGAATGACAGAGAGCGGGCAACAGAATTGCTGACAGAATATGCACTCAGTCGGTGTGATCGCGTGGCGGCGTTAAGAAAACTCCCGGCAGAAATAAAACCGGCAGTGATGCGTATTATGGCTTCGTATGCGTTTGAAGATTATGCCCGTAGCGCGGCGAGCAAAAAACAGTGCCCCTGTTGTCACGGGAAAAAATTTATTGAAAGCGAGGTTTTTACAAACAAGATCCAGTATCCGGATGGTAAGCCGCCAGTGTGGGCAAAGTGCACAAAAGGCGTGTATCCGTCTTACTGGGAGGAATGGAAAAAAGTCAGGGAGGTGGTAAAAGTTGCCTGTCCGGAGTGTGGAGGGAAGGGGAGTTTCCACCGCCTGTAAAGATTGTCGTGGGCGCGGTGTTGCCATTCATCGTGAAGAGTCGGTAAAACGTGGTATGCCTGTTATCAGAGACTGCCAGCGTTGTGGTGGTCGTGGCTATGAAAGATTACCTTCAACGGAGGCATTTAATGCCATATGTAATGTAACCGATGCCATATCTCTTGATACATGGAAAAAAACAGTTAAACGTTTTTACGATACGCTGGTGGTGCAGTTTGATATTGAAGAAGCATGGGCAGAACAACAACTGAAAAAGGTGACCAGGTAGCTTTGTTGATTTTTCCCGAATCTGTGGTAAATTTGCCCTAACGATGGGCGTTTTATGCCTGACGTTAGAAGATTTTTTACACCCGTCGCCAGGCGGGTTTTTTTATGACTGAAATCACGCCAGTACAGTAAACGCGCTGGTGGTTGTGAATACCGGTCTTTCAGCTTGCTGGCTTTTTCGACAAGAGTTATTGGTGTGTCACGTTAACCGGAAAAAGGAAAGTTTGAGAAACGCGATCTGGCACAGGCGGTTATTAATGCTGCCTACCTGGTGGCCTGTGCAGATGGTGAATGTGAGGCTTCCTAGAAAGCGAAGATCGAACAGGTACTGCGTAATCAGCCTGCGCTGTCCGCGTTTACGTCAGAAATTAATGCGATTAGCGCAACCATTATCGGTCAGCTGGATACGAACTTTATAATTGGTCGTCGTGCGGCGTTACGTGAGATCGAGGATGTGAAACACGATACGCGTGAAGCGGAAGATGTGCTGGATGTGGCGGTGGCCATTGCGGAGGCAGACGGCGAAATTGAGCCGGAAGAGCGCAAGGTGCTGGAAGAGATTGCCGGTGTTCTGGGTCTTCGTCTGGAGAATCACCAGTGACGGTAAAACTGCGCCTGGCTGTGGCTGCACTCCTGCTGTTTCTGGTGGTGATGGTGGATTTCACCAGCAGAATCATGTCGGTGCTGGCGGATGGGGTGCTGGTCTGCGGCATTGTGGTATTGCTGTGGCCGGTGATAAAAGAAACAGCCTGCATAATGCTTGATTTTTTGTTTACTGTTTATTAAAAATACTACTGCATGGTGAATCCCCCTGTGCGGAGGGGCAATCAGCAACCAGGTATATGTGATAATCGCGGATTCAGGTGCTGATACTGAATTCACCGGGAGGCACCCGGCACCATGCAAGAAAAAGAATGTGCATGCAAACATGCCCCTCTCCGGAGGGGCTTTTTTATGGGTAAAAAATGCCCGAATGGGTTCGGGCAATAGCATGAGATACTGATATTGTTGTGTTGTTATCGTGTGGATTTTAACCAGGGTTTATCAGGCTGCGCAACTGCGTGGCCTTTTTTCATTTCTTGGGCTGTAGTCCCCGTGTGTCATTCAGGCTTCCGGACTACAGCCCACTCCATATCTGATTTAATACACTATCCCGGCCGGGAGGAATAATGACATTTAAACATTATGATGTTGTCAGGGCGGCGTCGCCGTCAGACCTTGCGGAAAAGCTGACACACAAACTGAAAGAGGGCTGGCAGCCGTTTGGGAGTCCGGTGGCCATAACCCCTTATACCCTGATGCAGGCGATTACAGCAGAAGGTGATGTGGTGGTCAGTGGTGCAACTGAGCCGGAGTGGTACTACGTCATCGTACTGGCCGGGCAGTCCAATGCCATGGCTTACGGTGAAGGGCTTCCGCTGCCGGATTCATACGATGCTCCGGATCCGCGCATTAAACAGCTGGCGCGCCGCAGTACAGTGACGCCGGTGGGGCTGCCTGCAGATATAACGATATTATTCCGGCCGACCACTGCCTGCATGATGTGCAGGATATGAGTACGCTGAATCATCCGAAGGCAGACCTGAGCAAAGGGCAGTACGGCTGTGTCGGCCAGGGGTTACATATTGCCAAAAAACTGCTCCCGTATATCCCGAATAACGCGGGGATCCTGCTGGTACCATGCTGTCGTGGTGGTTCGGCATTCACCCAGGGCGCGGAGGGGACATTCAGTGCGGACACGGGGGCCAGCCAGGATTCGGCACGCTGGGGTGTGGGTAAACCGTTATATCAGGACCTGATTGCGCGCACTAAAGCTGCATTACAGAAGAACCCGAAAAATGTGTTGCTGGCGGTGTGCTGGATGCAGGGAGAGTTTGACATGAGCGCCGCCACCCACGCACAGCAACCTGCGCTGTTTACAGCCATGCTGACACAGTTTCGTGCTGACCTCTCCGTGTTTAACGCGCAGTGCCATGGTGGCAGTGCTGCAGATGTGCCGTGGATTTGTGGTGACACGACGTATTACTGGAAAAATACATACGCTACCCAGTACGACACCGTGTACGGCGGGTATAAAAACAGGGAGAGTGAGGGCGTTTATTTTGTGCCCTTCATGACAGACGGTAACGGTGTCAATACCGCCACTAACGCGCCGGCAGAAGATCCGGATATTCCGGCATCA